TGGTCTCCTATGGAAACCCTCCGAAGAGGGGGTACCCGAGCCTAACGTGCACATTGTACACAGCTCTTCACAATCACCAGGAGTAGATGATATAAAGTACCTCGAGTCCTTGTAAGAAACTCGGCCTACCTTTAGGGTAGGACTGACCATTTTAGCCGTCAGCTGGATGGACAACCCGTTCACCAGTATATACTGTTTAGTGACTTCAGACAGTTTAAAGCAATAACTGCCAACTCAACATCTGATCCTTCAGAAAAGGGGGGGATCAGGAATAACCACCCTCACACCACTCATTACCAGCGAACCAATCTGTTTCATCACAAGAGGTATAGCTGGGAGAACATGAGGGCTCACAACAAGCGCTATCTTCGTCGTGGAGGAGGCCCAGTGGAAGCTGGGGAAGGAGAAATAGAGTCTCTCGGAGTTCCCGACGCCTCAACTCGCTCGGACTCTTGTGTCCACGGGCCTTCCTGTTTTGTCGGTGACGTTTGCGCGCTGACTTCTGTTTTTCCACTAGTTTTTGGAGCTTCACGTGAATTTGCTCGACACTCGACATCCTTCTTGAAATTTTTCACCTTCTTGCTCTTTAAGATGGGTTTTCTTTCCACTACGAAGTTAGCGTCAGAATACGAGTTGATCAAGCTAAGACGCTTTTGATCAGAAATATAAAGCTCCTTGTAAATGGAAAAGTTAGTGGAATACTTCGCGAATCCCTCGAGCATAGCATGACACTCAGCACCAGATTTCTTATACTTCATTTCATAGAAGGTCGTTAGTTGCGCCACAGTATAGTGAGTCATTCTGGGTAAGAACTTCAGGCGGTCAACAAAACTCATGAAATGGGCTTTTAGGTAGGATTCGTCAAGACCCCCATCAGGGATCTTCTTCGTTCCTAAACGCTGCAGCTCGCGTAAAGGATCGGGGACGGAGAATGTATTACCCAACTCATCCGTTAATAGAAACTTTGAACATATGTAAGGAGTGGGGGGGTCCATGTTCTTTGCTTCCATGTTAAAAAGTGAAGTGAACCAATCCGATTTCCCTTCAATCGGGTTCAAAGAAAAGGCTAGGGAGTCATCCCCAGAAAACAGCATGCGATCGAATTGATCAGTGTCATAGCACCAGGAGAATAAAGCCATTGTTACTAAAGTGTTACCAAATGATGTGAAGGCATCTCCGGTGCGACGTTGGAAACTTATCGGCATGCTCACACCAGCTCTCTTATCTTTAATGTAGGAATACCTGTGAAAGTCACACCACCATTTGGATATATCAACAGGACATCCTAGCAAATTCAGAATTTCTTCTTGGATCATTAAATGCAACTCACCTTGAGATTTGTCAAATTTGGACAGATCGATTTCTAAGCAATGCTTGTTAAGCACTGAGAAATTGTCCATCTCAAGGGAGGAGATCTTACCCACCGGAACCACCACGCGACCCCGCAGACAGCGTTGAAATCGTTCAACAAGGGAAATAAACAAAGGAGAAAATTGAGACGTGATCCCTTTAGCGTGGAAAGTTATGGTAGCCGGAACAGGTCTGTCGACGTTCAAGGTATCAGCTACCACTGGTTTAACGTCGGATTTAACCATATGCTCATACAATTGCAGGTTCTCGGCGTGTAAGTCGGGTAAATCGTCGTAAGTGAGCCCAGAGGCAGCCCATTTTTGCATATAAGCGTGGAAATTACCTACGACATTCAAGAAGTTACTTTGAGCTAAAGCATTGGTGTTTAAGTATGACTCCTTAAATCTTCTAGCCACGGCCTTGCTGATACGAGTTAAATCAACTGAACCTGATAGTTCAGGAACGGTAGCATTACGTTTCTTAATGGCCGTAAACACTTCTTTAGTCGTCCCTAGCTTTTTTGACCCACTACCCGTAGTTAAAACCGGATTCAAATAATTACCACCATCTGCCCTTGGAATCAGATCAGACTGTTTCAAAGTCAAGTGATCGATATCAGTGGTGAAGTCTGAGTTCTCCACGAAGACTTGGTGGTACGTGTCATCATAACACACATGAGTGGGGAGGGACGTATCACAGACGGCTTGAAGTGACTCAACAGACACTCTATCCGTAAGTTGGGGTTGAGTCAGATGAAAGGATGAGAGCGAAGGGTCCACACGGGAATACTCACAATGAATCGGTAGCAGGCAAGAGCCTAAATTCGTTAAAAGAGTGGCGTCATCAATAACACCGGACAGGCTCTCCAATTCATACGTGTGGGATATGGTCATTTCAGCAAATGCGGCGAGCCGGCCGGCTAGATCATGACAAGCACACTGATACCCTATCAACCCGCAATCTGAACACAGCGGGGGTCGCTCATAGCCGTCAGGTCTTTCCACGGGACAAAACACATACCCGGGAACTTCGTCTGAGACGGTCTCATCGACCGGTGCATCGTCGAAAATGTCAGCTCCATTATAGATCGATGCAACAAGATCAGAATAGGCCTTTAACTTACGGGGATACCTAGAAGCAGTGCTGATGAGGTTGCGAGCTACGGACACGCTAAGTGTCAATTTATTCCTGCAAAATTCAGGCACCTCAATACAGCCTACGTAAGTTGGCCTGATCAAATTCTCAAAGACGGTCCTAATCTCAACGTCAGACATGGCATTCAAATCTTCAACAAGGAAAGAAACTCGCTCTAAAGAGCCAGTAGCCGATGTCGACGGAGCATCATCGTGTTCAAAACACGAATCACTCTCCGAAATGTCAGGAGAGCTCGGGACACTCTCGCCGGTATCCACGCCGGAAGCGAAAAGGAGATCACGCTCTCTAATAAGGGCTACTTCTTCGGGAGTGTCAACACCGTAAGCACCTGATAACAGGGACTCAAGAGAGAAGGTAGCCATAGAACTTAACAGAATGTGTAAACTGAGGAGTTGGTAAATCAGAGGAGGCAGGGGTTGGAACCGTACGCTCTTGATAAAAC